GGTGTCCGGACGCCCAGGTGAGGGACTTTTTCGCATCCCCCGGCTGGCGTTGCAGTGGGCGCACGCGGGCACCAGCGGCCCGTCACGTCCACCGAGGGACACCGCGACGAGGTGGTCGGCCTGCGTTGCCGGAGCGCCGCACCAATGGCAGGGCAGGCCGTACAGCATGCGTGCCCGCTTCTTGTAGCGCCGGCCGTAGGGGGCGTAGCTCTTGGTGGGCAGGGCATGAGCCGGGCAGCGTGACCCCTCGGTGGCTACCCCACAGACGAGGCAGGGCCTCATGAGGGCCCGGGGTCTTCGTAGCCCGGGTCTTGTTTCCGCCGTGCTTCCCATTCCGCATGCTCTGGCGTCCCTTCCGCCGGCTCCCAACCCAGTCGCTGCCCCGGTGGGAGGCAGGCGTCGTGGACGCAGAACCAATCATCATGGCGGGTCGCGGGTCGCCTCCCCGGCTCTGGACCTGGCCAATCGGCCGGCCTCGGGCCCACATGCCACTTCGTTGGCACACCATCCTTGAGGTACTCGAGACAGACCTCGCACTCCGTCTTCTCGTCTGGCATCAGCTCATCCCTCGTCCGTCCACCATGGGCCGAGCTCAGCGCAATCGTCCGCCACCTGATATTGACCCCTCACGATTGTTTCCTCGTCGTCCTCGTCGAGAATAGGCAGGTCGTCGAGGTCCACCTTTGGCTCCTCAGGAGGCGCGATCCCGAGCGCCCTGTCCCGGCATGTGCCGCACAGCGGTTCGCCGTCAACGAGGACGAAGGTCGTCTCACCGCACGCCGTGCAGGGCAGAAGCTCGTCGCCGAGGGCGCTCCCCTTTCTTCCCGTTGAATTAGCCGAAACAGCCGAAACAACGAAACAAGTGCTGGTCAGGGCCTCCTCCGGTGTTTCGGCACGGGGGTCGCTATCCGAAACGCCATCCGAAACATGCAATGGCCCCCTGACCTGCGGTGTTGCCCCTGTTTCGGCTGTTTCGGCACCCTCACCCCCAGAAAGGGGGAGGTACCTCGTCCAGGCGTCGACGAACGCGTCGCGCTCGTAACCCTTCGCCCCCCCATCCGGGAACCTGATTTGCTGCGGCCGGATACGGAAGCCTCGAAGTCGCTCGGCGAGGCCCCGGGGGTCGAGCTTCTGATCGCGGCTGCGGCCGAGCGATGACCACGGCGCCTCGTCCAGTGCGTTCAACCGCTGGAGCAGTCGCTTGGTCGGCAGACGGTCGGTGCACTCCTCGTCGAAGACCGTCCGGACATCCCGGAGCAGGCGAACACCGAACGATGGATCCTCGCCGACGCGGGCGGCATTGAGCTCGACGGCGGCTCGTCGAGCCCGCTCCGACCAGGGGGCGCCGGCGGCGTCGGCAACCCGGAGCAGCGGCTCCCAAACGTCGGCGGCGCGGTCAGTGATCCCCGAGGGCATCTCCGGTTCGCCCTCGGCCAGTGTGTCCCGAGCCTTGTCGGCCCATACGGCGAGCAGCTCCCGGAGTGCGCCGAGCTCCGCGGCCGCGCGACGGTACCGGAACGGCACGATGCACTCGCCGGGCGCCCGCCGGCGCATCTGGACGAGAACGGCTCGGTCGAGGATGGTGTCGGGCAGGTCCCCGAGCCCGGCAAGGGCGACGGCTGCGTAGGCGGGGAAGGCAACGACCTGCTGGCGCGAGCCTTCCCCCTGGCAGCGGTAGGCGAGGGCCCCCTTCCGGTGCCCGGCGTTGACGAGGCCGCGGAGCTCCTCGTGGTACTGGGCCACCCGGGGGCCGAAGTAGGTATCGGCCTCGTCAAACAGAAGCGTCGCCTTGCCCATAGCCACCCCCCGGAAGAGCGCAGCCACGGAGCAGTTGACGGCGAACATCGCCCGCGGGACGAAATGCTCGAGGACCTCGAGGACCCGGGTCTTGCCGGAGCCCTTCTCAGGTGACGAGAGCACCAGCCGGGGCGTCGAGTCGAACGCCTCGAGGACGTGGGTGTGTACGGCCCAGAGCGTGACGGCGGCTGCCGCCGCCGCCGAGGGGAAAGCCACGTACCGGCAGAGTTGTTCCAGCACCTCGTCGAGCAGGCCTGCGAGGTCCCCGTCCAGTGCCGGGCCGTCGGCGGGCGGTGCGAACAGGTCTTCCGGAGGGATCACCGCGCCACCGCTCGCGGCTGCGTCATCCCCCGGGCAATCCCCGATGCCACGGTCGCCTCGGCCGCGCGGCGCTCAAGCCCGCATGCCACCCCGGCGTCGATCAACCGCTCCGCCACCGCGTTCTCCGCCAGGACGCCGACTGCGATGAGCTCGCCCATCCGTGCAGCACCGAGGAACAGACGGCGGTTGCGGTTGCCTGGCAATGTGCCGGTGATATCGGCAGTCTCCGCCTCGAGCGCCGCGGCGCCGTAGCGGTCCCCTACCCTCGGTGGAACGGACGCCGAGGCTCGCCTCGGCGTTAGGCGCAGCAGCTCGAGCAGATGGTGGGGCAGCTTCGCAGGGGGGGCGAAGCTCAGCCACTCGTACCGCTGCCCGGTGCGGGGGTGGCGGCTCGGCGGCAGGATCACGAGGCCGCTCTTTTTCAGCTCGACCCCGGCCGGCAGGCGCCCGCCCGCGATCTCGCCACCCGGCCGGCCGAACCAGATATGGCGCCCGTCCGGGTGGCCGGCACTTCGGGCCATGAGCGTCGAGGGCAGCTCGCCGAGCGACTCCAGGCACCCACCGTGCCGGGGGTCGATGTCGAAGACCAGCAGATGTTCGGGAACAGCGCCGTAGATGTTCGCCGTGCCAAACCGGCGCATGAGCCCCTCGAGAGTCGGGATGTCCGTCGTTGCGTGCTTGAAGCCGCACGTGCCGGCGCCAGGAGGGCACTTTGGGACCCGGATGCACGGCGGGACCTTGCCGTACGCGGGCCCTACTGCGAGGCCCGCCTTGGCGTACGCGAGCGCCGCTTCGGCGAACGGGCCGCTCACGGCTGCCCCGCTTGCCGGTTGGCGTCGACGAAGGCCTCGAGGTCCTGCTCGTCAATCCTGACAAGACGACCAAGCTTGACGATGGGGATCTTGCGGTTGAACACGACGCCACGCCAGAAGCGGACCGTCGTGCCGGTCCGAGTGGCGACCTCTGCGAGGGTTAGGAGCCTTCCCATCCCGACCGACCTCCGACCAGGGGCCCAAGCGGTGGGGCCGAGCCGTGGTCGGGTCGAGGAAAACCTACGTGTAATTACAAGGTGAGTCAAGAGAAATTATCGCTATTGTCTTCCCCTGACGCGTGGCTCATACTCTGAGCCATGGATCTGCAGCTTGAGGGAGGCAAGACCTCCTGGACGGCGTTGATCAGGGATGAGGAGGCATATCCCGGGGTCGCGGCGCGGTTCGACTACGAGGTCGCAGACGGGGAGCTCGAAGCCACCGAGACGTTCGTGCAGGCAAGCGGGCCTGAGGCCGACGAGCTGGTCCGAGCCGCTCCGCTGGCAACGTGGCGGCGGGTCGCCAAAATCCGGATCTGGCAGAAGGCCATTCAACCCGCGGAGGAGTTGGGGACCCCCACGGACAAAGTCCACGCGTCGATGCAAGCGCTGCTCGCGGGCGACCGCCAGCCGTTCAACGATGTGCTCTGGGCCTCAACGTTGCTCCAAACGGCAGCCACCGAGTATGTGGAGCACGTGGCTGCTGGAGTACGCGACCCCGTTGCCCAGATCGCTCGCAGCCATGGCGTGCCTCCAGCCACGGCGGCGGGGTGGATTTTCAGGGCCCGTAAGGCCGGCTATTTGGCGCCAGCCAAGTACACGCGCCAAGAGCCAAAGGAGGCCTGAATGGGCGATCTCTACCTGAAGGTGGCTCTTCAGAAGGCGGACCTCGAAGCCAAGATCGCGGAGGCTCGTGACCGGGGCGAGACGGCGTATGCCCAGATGCTTGAGAGGTCTCTGGACAGCCTGACCGGCCTACTGATGAAGCTGGAGGGAGAGGCCTGATGTCGATCAAGTTCCACCATGGCAAGTGGTACGCCGTGAACCGGGATCCCTCGGGGCGGCAACGATCCGAGGTCGTGTCGACCCGCAAGTCCGACGCAAAGACCCGCGATGCCGAGATCAAGACCGACATGCGCCGGGGCGTCTGGGTCGATCCCAAACTGGGCTCAGCCACATTCGCCACGTGGGCCGCCGAGTGGCGTTCGACCGTCGTGCACCTCAAGCCCCTGACACTGGCGGGCTACGACGGACTCCTGCGCAACTACCTCCTCCCGGCGTTCGGGACGATCCGCCTCGGGCGCGTCACCCAGCCGCAGGTCAAGGGATTCGTCGCCGGTCTCGTCGCAAAGGGGCTCTCACCGTCGAGGGTCCGTCAGGCCAACCATCTCGGGTCCATGATCTTCAAGGAAGCCGTTGCGGCCGGGTACCTGGCGAAGACCCCGTGGGTGGGCATCAAAGTCCCCCGCGACCGGAAGCGGGAACCGATCGTCCTCGAGCCCGAGCAGATCGACGCGCTCGCCACGGCGGCGGAGCCGTACGGCGTCCTCATCTACGTCCTGGCCTATGGAGGCCTCCGTTGGGGCGAGATGGCGGCGGTCCGCCGGGAGCGCTGCGACATCCTCCGGGCCCGTATCGACGTCGTCGAAGCCGTGTCCGAGGTCGGAGGGCATATCCATACCGGGCCGCCGAAGAGCTACGCCCGCCGTTCCATCAGGCTCCCCCGGTTCGTTGCGGAGATGCTCGGCGAGCACCTGGCGAAGATCCCACCGGGTGGGCTCGTCTTCACGGCACCCGGTGGGGGCCCTCTTCGCGCATCCAACTTCCGCCGACGGGTATGGCTGCCGGCGACCGCGGCCATCGACGTCCTGGGCCTCACGCCCCACCATCTGCGGCACACGTGCGCCTCACTCCTCATCCGCAGAGGGGCCTCGATCAAGGCCGTTCAGGCGCAGCTGGGCCACTCCACGCCCGTCGTCACGCTCAACGTGTACAGCCATCTGTTCGCCGACGACCTCGACGCGCTGTACCGCGATGTGGACCATTTGTGGACCAAGCGGGCCGCCAATGAGTCAGCCGACCATGGCGTATAGCCTCTGACCTGCGACGATGCTGGTGGGCCCGGCAGGGATCGAACCTGCGACCAAGGGATTATGAGTCCGATTCGCCCATGCCTCTGACCTGCCCAAACGCTGCATTCCCGCAGGTCAGGACCCTATTCCGTTGTCGTGGAGTGTCGTGGACTGTCGTGGATTGTCGCTGAGGATGTGGACCAAATGTGGACCACGAGCCCGTATCCTCCCGGCCCGCAGTCCGCTTTAGCTGGAGGTCGGGTCAGCCGACTAGAACAGAGAAGCCCCCGCGCAGCTACCAACTGCCGGGGGCATGGACCGAGTCTACTAAGGAGACCCAGTCGTGAAGAATCGTACCCGCCTTGCCCTGGCGGCCGTCGCCCTCGCCGCCCTTCGCCGGATGGCCCTCGCCCTGGCCGTCATGGGGCTCCTGATCCTCCCGGCCCAGGCCGACCCCCGCGGCTATAGCGCCGACGAGCTGGTCCACCGCGTCACGTCCAACCACTAGGCGAGCTTGTTGCCGGGCTCCACGGCGATCGCCCGGTTGAAGAAGCTCCCGGTCCCGGCGTTGACCCGGTACTGCAGGGTGAACGTGTTCGACCCGGCCGTGAGCCCCGTAAGCACGAGCGTGGTTCCGAACTGCGCCAGGTAGGCGGCAGCGGGAGCGGTGAAGGAGATGCCGTCCCCGTCATTAGCTGCCCGGGTCGTGGCCCCGGAGACCGCCACGCCGATGTACCCGGTGTTCCCGGCGGCGGAGTTGAAGATGGCTCCGCGGAGATGGATGACCGCCACGGTACCCGTCGTGACGGTGACGGCCGGGTTGGTGCCGGGGCTACCGCCGAGGGTGGCGGTGAAAGTCGTGGACGCGGTTGTTCCCGTCGCCGTGTTGGTGGCCGTGGTGGTCGGAGCGGTCCGGGCGTCGAGGTCTACGAAGTTGTCCCGCACGCCGTCGCCCCAGGTCGCAGGGGCTACCGACCCGGTCACCGGGTTGTGGATGGAGTTCAGGTCGACAAACGCCACGTCAGGCCGCCCATCTCGTTGTCTCGCCCCAGGTGGAGGTGCCCCAGATCCAGTACGGCCGTGTCTCGGTCGGGGACACCTCGAGCGTGCAGGTCCACGTGAGACCCGCCGCCGCCCATGAGATGCCGGTGATGAGCGCCTCCTGGCTGATGCGTGCCCCGCCGCCGGGTGGGGTCCACTTGACCGTCACCCGGTCGTGGAGCTCACGGTCCAGGATCGCGGCGTCGTTGGTGCCGTCGAGGGCAAAGGTCATGGACTTCACGCGGAGCTGCCCGGGGTCGGCGAGGTGGTCGAGGAGCCATTCGGCCAGTCCCTGCGCTTCGGCGTCGGAGTTGCCGATGGAACTCACCCCACGGGAGATGGGCCCGTACTTCGCCTCGGCCGCCGCGCTCCTGGCGACGAGGGTGCCCCCGTTGCGCCGTGTCACCGTGACCGTGTTGGCCAGATCCTCGTCGTCGGCGGAAAAGACCAGGGTCCGGTAGCCGACCTCCCCCGCCTGATCGCCGAAGGTCGCCTGAGAGGTGGTCGAGCGCGTCCGGTCCCCGAGCGGGCCGTAGCGGAGAACGAAGGTGAGGATGCCATCCCGGGCGACGAACAGACTCCCGGCCTCGGTCGCCTCGGCGTCCTGGATGGCCGTGAGCGCCTTCTGGGAGCCGAGGTTGCCGGCCCCGGTCACCTCCAGGGTGCCGTCGGGCACAGTCGTCATGGCAAGGGGGATCCCGGCGTAGTTGGTGATGCGGGTGATGCGGTCCCCGGTCGTGTCGTCGAGCCCGGCGTCCCGGGAGGCGTAGTGGGTGGCGACGCGGGAGGCGCTCAGGACCGTGGAGTAGAAGGACACCTCGTCCACCGAACCGTTCCAGAACTGGGCGGCCGCCCCGGCGTACAGCGAGCCGATCAGCTCGAAGAAGTTGGCGGCGCCGACCGTCATGGCGTCGGGGCCGTCGGCGAGCGCCCCGTCCAGGTACAGCCGGCCGTTTGTGCCGTCGAAGGTGACGACCGCCTGATGCCAGTTGCCGTCGTCGACCACCCCCGGCGTGGACGATGCGCCGGTGAGCCCGGCGAACGCCAGGAAGCCGGCGTTGGTGATCGTCAGCGCCCAGCCTTCGCTGCGGTTGATGTCCCGGGCGTCGATCAGGTACTGGTCGGTGGTGTTGTTCAGGATCTTGAACCAGACCTCTGCCGAGAACGTGCCGCCGGCGACCGCTGGGTTCTGGCCTGCGGTGAGCACGAACCCCGTGCTCCCGTTGAGCAGGACGGCGCCGTCCACGTCGTCGGTGATGGGGTCGGGCTGGGAGAACGTGATCCCGCCCGAGTAGGTGCCGTTGCGCCCGTTGCCTGAGGAGTCGGCGGCAAGCTGGGTCGAGGCCGTCTCGTTCAGCCGGTAGTAGGCCGTCGGTGCGTCGAGGAGCACCTCCCGGACGTAGGGGACCTGGAGGGCGATGTTGGCGAGCAGCTTGAACATGTCGGTGGCGCGCACGGTGCAGATGGCATCCTTGCCACCGGCCGGGTAGGTGGGTGCCCAACCATCCACGAAGCCGTCGAAGATCGGGTACGTGGCGGTTCTGACGCGGATGCGGCGACGCGGGATCACGTTCGGGCTGTAGGCCCCCGACGTGTAGTAGGGCTCGAACCTCCTGTCGGCGTTGGCCAGGGTGAAGGTCGCTGTGCCTGCCTCCCAGCGTCCGAGGTCACCCTGCCGGGCACGACGTGTCGAGAAGCTCCGGAGGTAGGCGGAGATGTCGGTCCAGGCAGGAGCGCCGGACAACGGGTCGGCCCCAAAACTGACTTCGAGGATGGGCGTCGGCATCAGGCGACCTCTCCCCACGCGCTCACGTTGGCCCGGCCGGTACGGATGATCTCGCTGCGCACGATGGCGGCGACCTGCTCGGGCCCGACCATGACCGTGACCTGGACGTGCGGCGGGGGCGCCGCCGCAGCTCCGCTGGGAAGGATGCGGCCGCTCGAGTCGGGGATGTGTAGCTCCGGCCCCTTCTCGCCCACCCAGTAGGGCGTGTTGGCGGTGACCGCCCCACCTGCCGCCCGGCCCGGGAGGGCGCCACCCTCGCCCTGGACGATCACCACGTTCCGGTTTTGGCCAGTCAGCCAATCGGCGATCGTCTTGTCGCCCGACTTGAATTTGTCCCCGAGCCTATCAATGGTGCTGAGGATGTTGTAGACCTTCACGCCGATGCCCCACAGCCGTTCCAGGGCGACGGCGATCTTGGTGACGGCGCCGGCCACGTCCTCCCCGAACGTCTTGGCGTCGTCGGCGAACGCCTTGAGATCGAAGTCCTCGATCTTCTTCTTGAGGTCGTCCATCGACCCGATGACCCCGCCCTCCTTGCCCTTCACGCCAAGGCCACCAAGGAACCCAGCGACGAACTCCCCGACCAGCGGCAGGCCCTCCTCGATGAGCTTCTTGCCGATCGTGTCCTTGATCTCGTCCAGCTTGAGGTTGAAGTCGGTCATCGGTCCCTTCGTCTTGGCGATGGCCTCGGCGGTCCCCCCAAACTCCGTGTTCAGCTCGGCGAGGATCACCTTCTGGGCACCGATCACGTCGCCCGACTCGACCATCGTCTTGATCTGCTCCTTCTGCTCGGCCGTGAAGGTGACACCGACCCGGGTCAGGGCGGAGATGCCGGCGATCGGGTCGTTCAGGGCCTTGCCCAACTGGATGGCCTGTCCGGCCAGGTCCGTGCCCAGGGACTTGCTCATGTCGAGGGCGATGGCGTTCGCCTGCGTGAAGATGTCGTTACCGGCTCCGACTTCGTTGCGGATGTTGGTGAACGTGAGCAGCATGTTGGTCCCGGCACGCACGACGTCGTCGTCCACCTTGGCCTTGCGGCCCAGGGTTTCCGTGAGCTTGTCGACGTCGTCTGCGGTGACCTTGGCCGCGCCGCCCGTGGTCTTGAGCACCTGCGTCGTCTGGGCGGCGGCCGCCATGTGTTCCCGGTAGCCCGCGATCGAGTCCTTGCCGATCTTGAAAGCCAAGGCTCCGACCGCCCCGACGGCGACGCCTGCCCCGACCGCCAGCCCGGCCAGGCCTTTCTTGACGATGCCCACCGCCCCGTCGAACCGGTTGGCGTCGTGCTCGGCGTTCTTGAACGCCCGCGAGAGGTCCTTCTCGTCGCCGGTCAGAATGACTCGGATCGACTTCGCCACTAGTCGAGCCCTGCCTTCCGAATGAGGCCCTCGATCGCCTCGGTCACGGCCTCCACCACTTCGTCCTCGGACTCTTGAGCGGTCGGGAACAGGACACGCCCTTCCTTGAGGTAGGGCCTTCCCTTGGGCCACCCACCGAACTCGAAGCTGCCTGCGTAGGGGACCCGTGCCGTGCCCTCGGCGATGGACGCGCTCTTCTGCGAGGCCAGGCCCCGGATGGAGGAGGCGAGCTTGCCGCTCCGCCGCGGGACACGTCCCGCTGCCTTGGAAGCGACACGGTCCGCAACGGCCTTGAGGTTGGACCGCATCTCCTTGGGTAGCGCCTCGTCCACCTCGCGCAGGGCCTTGTTGAGCTCCCGCAGCCCTTCGATGCGGATGTCGGCGCTAAGCCCCACGGAGTGCCTCCCGCTGGAAGGAGTGGACCCAGTCCTCGTAGGCGTAGAACTCCTTCCACGCCTCGTACTCCGCCGAGGACATCCGCTCCCGCATCTCGGCCACCGTCATTCCTCCGAGGGTCCGGCAGAGGCCGAACTCGAAGGCTCCGTCTCCTCGGGAGAAGTGGCTCCGGGGAAAGGGGGCGGCTCCTCATCGGTGGCCAGGCCGGAGAGGCGCAGGATCGTGGCGACAACGCGACTGATCTCGTCGAAGGTGGCGGAGCACCTCCAAGTTGTGGCCTCCTCCTCGGTGAGGACCGGGTCCACGAGGCCGAGGTACAGCGCCATGACCTCCTGCTCCTCCCGGCTGTCGAGGGCGATGAAGGCATACGCCTCGGCCCGGGAGAAGCCGCGGACGGTGACCTCTCCGAGGCCGTCGATCTCGACGGTGCCCTCGGGCAGGCGCCTGGCCAGGAGTTTGCTCTTGTCGACGGACATCAGACGAACGTGGACTTAGTGACCGCTCCGGTCCGGCGGAACGTGGCGCTGAACATGACGATGCCGTCGAACGGGGCCGAGGTGACGTAGTTGGTGCAGAGGGCCTCTCCCGTGAACTTCGTCTTCCCGGTGGTCCCGCCCTCCGGGCCCCACTCGTAGGTGACCGTGGCCGCCTGCGCCCGGATCGCACTCAGGATGACGTCCGGCCCGGTGGTCGCCGTGGAGTCGTAGCGCCCGCTGATCGTGAAGTCGTTGCCACCCTCCAGGCCGCGGATGAACGTGCGCGAGGAGGCCCCCATCGTCGTCGTCTCGCCCACCTCGGCCGGGCCGGGCAGCCCGTCCACGTTGGTCAGGTACGTGGTCAGGTTGACCAGGGTGCCCGCCGCGTTGTCGACCCAGAAGACACTGTCCTTGCCGTGAAACATCGCCATCTCTCACTCCTCCTTCGGCTCGATGAGGCCGAGGCCCAGGAAGATGGCAGCGGACTCGGCGGGCATGTCGTTGATCTCGGTCCCGGGCTCCACGCGGACCTCGGCGCCCTTGGCGTTGCGGTAGTCGATGGTGCTGAGGACGACGTAGGTCTTGCGTGGCATCAGTCCCTCCCTCATGTGAGGTACTCGACGACGTAGGTGTCCGTTCCCGTGAAGACCAGCGTGGGGGCGACGAGCTGGCCCTGCGGTTCGAGCCAGATGCCCGTGTCGGCAGGGATCGTGATGGAAGCGCCCGCGTTGATCGTCATGGACCCGGCGAGGGTGGCATGGGCCGCGATGCCGGTGACCCGCTGGCCGGCAGCCATGACGACCGTACCTGAGACCCCGGCGTAGTAGCCCCATGTCCCGGTGAGGTCCGGGAGACGGGCCAGGAGCGACTCCGTGGTCGCCATGCTGGCTCCTCCGCCGACAGCCACGTACCGGGAAGGCCCGGACTGGGTAGCGGCGGTCTGGAGGGTACGGGTCGCCTCCACGAGCTGGGTGAGGAGCAGGGTGGAGTTGTTGGCGGCCTGCACCATGTCGCGCTCCAGACGCCCCAGGGAGGCCACCACGGGGTCGAGAGACGGGGGCGCGGGCGCCCGCTCGATGGCCGAGACGATCGCGGACAGGTCGACCGGAGGCGGCGGGGGAAGGCTGCCCAGCTTGAAGGACAGGTCTTGGATGGCGGACAGGATGCCACCCAGCGTGGCACGCATGTCTTGCAGAAGCTCTGTTGCTACGTCCTGCTCCTGCTCCCAGGAGTCGAGCACAGGCATGACTACGCAATCACCTCCGCTTGAAAGGTCACTCCGAGCAGGTCGATGCCCCCGATGGTGAAGACCGCCACGCCCGAGGCAGAGGTCACCCGCGTCGTGTCCGCCACTCCCCCGAGCGTCTTGTCGGCCTCGATGGCTGCCTTGACGGACGTGGCGCCGTCGGAGTTGAGGTAGCCCTCCAGCTTGTCGTTGGACGCCCGGTCGCTGGCCTTGCCCACGTAGATGCGGATGGGGAAGTCGAAGCTGTCAGCCCCCCGGCCCATCACGAAGTCGAAGTCGATGTCGGGCCAGCCCACCACTGCCGCCGGAGGGACGAGGGAGTCCGGCTGATAGTCGAAGACGCGGAGTCCGGAGATGGTCGCCAGGCGGTCCCTTACGCCGGTACGGAGTGCGGTAATGGATGCCATTACGCGACGCCCCACATCACGCGGTAGGGCCGGACGAGGCTCTCCACGTCCGCGTCGAGCTTGGGCACGTAGGTGACCCCCACCTCCGGCGTCTGCAGGACGGAGAAAGGCGCGTGCTTGCGGTTGAAGACGCGTGCGGCCAGGAGCAGGGTCGCCTGCTTGATGGCGATGGGCACGGCCGCCCACCCATGGGTTGCCGTCACCCTGACGCCGCGGTAGCCGGTGAGGTAGCCGGAAGCGGTGGTGAATCGCTTCGACCCGGTGGCCACGATCCTCGTGAAGGGCTTGCCATCGGCGTTGATGGGCTCCAGGCGGTAGTCGGTGTTTGCCACCCAGGCGGTCGAGTAGGTCCCGTCCCCGGCGGTGTCGGTGGCCACGGCCAGGCCGGTCGTCGTGGCCACCGGGTCGATGTCGAGGTGGTCGGCATGGGTGGCCGAGTAGTAGCGGATGCTGGGCGTGGCGTCGGGCCAGAAGCGGACCCCCGTGGCGGCGTCGATCATGCGCGAGGCCGACTCGACCGCCAGCTCGAGGAGCGTGTCGTCACCGGTGTCGGTGATCTCGAGGAGATCCTTGATCTCGGCCAGCGTCGCGTATCCGTTGGTGATCGCCACTAGCCTTCGACCTCCCACACGACGTCGAAGGTGAAGGAGGGGGTTGTGCCGCCGATTGCCCAGCGGACGCGCAGCTGATTGGCGAAGTGGCCCCGGTGGGAGAATCCCCAGTCGTCGCCGGCCACGCGCACGTCCCGGGAGACACCGGTCGCCGGGGGCCAGGCCATCAGCTCGTTCCAGTTGGTCCCGTCGACGGAATCCTCGATGAACACCTGGAGCGTGGGCGAGGACCCGGAAGCCGCGGTGACGTTGAGCTGGGCGATGATGGTCGAGTAGGGCCCGTAGCCGTACAGGGGCCCGGAGTCCCCGCTGGTTGTCCGTGCCGCCGACGCGACGGGCGTCTCGGTGAAGCCGCCCCACGACCGGTCACCCTTGCTCATCCCATTTCCAGGGCTACGACGTTGCTGGTATCGCTCTCCGCCACCGCATAGATGGCGTTGAGGGGGACACGGTCGAACTCGAGCGTCTGCCACGCGCGGACCTGGAGGCCCGTCGTGGTCGTGACACCGATCGTTCCGACCCGGACGTGACCCGGGCCCAGGTTCTGGATGAACAGGCCGGTGCGTTCGTCGTTGGCAGCGATCAGCGGGACCGCGGACACCCCGACCGCAGTCTGGACCCCGTTCTTGAGGTAGCAGAGCAGGTCGGAGCGGCCTTGCCTGGGCATCTACCTGCCCGCCTTCCCCTCGGCCTCCGCCCGTGCCTCTCCGGCCTCCTTGGCCTTCGTGATGGCGTCGAGACGCTTCTTCGCCTCCGGGTCCATCTCGGTCGAGCCCGGCTCCCCGGCCGCCCTCTCCTGGGAGAGCACCTCGCTCTGCGCGGATGCCGCCATCTGGCCGAGCTGCACCTTGGAGAGCTCGGCGCCGACCACCGGGTCGATGTACTTCCAGCCCGGGGTCTGGTCGGGCTCTCCGGTCTTGGTTCGAGAGGGAACCTGCACCACGTCCACCGGTAGGTTGAGAGCGGTGGGAGCGGCCTCGGTCTTGGTCGTCGTTGCCATGTGTGCCTCCTCGTCGTCTCGGGTGATTACGCCGCCGGGTGCGCGTACGCCTTGTAGGCGCCTGCGTCACGGATCTGGCCGTCGGAGCGGGCGATACCGATGAAGCCGACCTGCAGGAAGTCCCCCCAGCGCTCGTCGAAGCGGAGGGTCTCGATGCCGAGAACGTCCCGGATGATGTAGCCCCGGCGGAAGTCGCCGAACAGGATCGACTTCACGGAGGCCGCTGGTACCGGCATGTCCACGTTCACGTAGACCGGGTAGCCCAGGATGCGGTCGGGCTCGCCGACCTGGATCGAAGGCTCCCAGAGCGGGCGGTTCTGCGAATCGAGGAGCTTGCGGATCGTGCCGACCATCGTGTCGGAGGTCATGAAGCCGACCCCTGTGCCGCGGCGGTAGGCGACGTCGACGGAATGGACGAGGTCGACGAGGTCGGCGTAGAGAACCGTCGTCACCTGCCCGGCGGCGCCGGTCTTGCCGATCGTGGCGGTGGGCTGGATGCCGACGGGCTCGGTCGTCCCGACCCCGATGGTGAAATGCTCGTTCTGGCTGCGGCCGATCCGCTCGCCGAGGATCGAGGTGAGGAACTCCTCGATGTCGAAGGCCGAGTCCTGCATGAGCTGCCGAGCAACCCGGACGACCTTGGACGAGTACATCCAGCTCTTGATGGTCTTCTGCGTGAACGCGACGTCCTGCTCCGTCGCCTGCGTGTTCTCGGCGAGGATCGCTCCCTTGTTCGCGGTGTCGTTGACCGCCGGGTACAGGAGATCCGTCCCGCCTTCGGTCGTGATGACCGTCGCCACGCTGCGGACGGAGCCGAATTCCTTGAGGGTGCGGACGAGGTCCTCCCGGAACCCCACCGGCGCGAGGAAGCCACCGGCGGTCGTGGTGCCGACCGACTGGGCACGGGTCTCGAGGTCGCCGGGGATGCCGGTGCGGGCCCAGGCGGTCCAGCTCTCCGCGTACTCGTCGCGGGTCTCAAGCTCGGTCTGCGGCGTCAGGATGCGGACCGGAGCCTCGAAGCTACCCAACCGCTCGTTGTGGCGTGTCTCAAGCTCCGCCGCCTTCTCGATGGAGCGCAGCTCAGCTTCCATCGCCTCATACTTGGCAACCTCCTCGGCCGCCATCTCGCGGTCGCCCACGTCCTCCATGAGGTGCTTCATCTGCTCCCAGACCTGGGCACGCTTCTCCAGGGCCTTGGTCGTCATGCTGTCCCTCCCTCCATGTGGGCGCGAAGGCCCTCGAACCGTTGCCGGATGGCCTGCTGCTTGTCGTACGCGTCCCTGCTGCGGAGCGCCAGCTCGGTCCCCGCGTAGACGGGGAAGGTGACGACGCTGATCTCGCGGAGGTCCGCGTCGGTGATGGTTCTCATTTCCTTGCCGTCCTTGCGCTCCCACTTCACGCCCCCGGCCCGGGGCAGGAAACCGAAGCTCATGCCCGTGAGGTCGCGGCGCTCGATCAGTTGGGCGACATCGCGGGCGGCGCTCGTGTCCGGCAGGTGGGCCTGGACCTGCAGGCCGCGGAGGTCTTCGCGCAGGATCAGGGTCTTGGAAGAGGTCCGGCCGAGAATGAGCTTCGTGTCGTGATGGGCGAGCAGCGCGATGTCGTTCTCGGCGATGGAGCGTGTGAACGCCCCCGGAGCGATCTGTTCCCATGTCTCGAGCTGGCGAAGGTAGGCCGGGGTGTTGAACAGGGCCGCGTATCCCGAAAGCGTCCGGTGGTCGGCCGTGGGCGGCTCCATGACCGAGCGGTACTCGAGGTCACGCATTCGGCACCATCTCCAGTCTCGGCGGCATGGTGGTCGGCGGAGCCGGGGGAGCCGGCGGTGCCAGCTCGGCCTTCTGCTCGTCGGTCAGGGGAGGGAGGTTCTCCAGGCGGCGCATCTCGTCGACGGTCATGAGGCCGATGGCCTTGGCCTTCTCGTAGACGGCGTAGCGGTCCTGGGTTCGGCCCCGCATGACCATCTCGGCGAGGAACTCCACGCGCTGGCCCCGGGGCAACAGCGTCGAGACCCTGCGCTCGATGCGACGCATGAACGCCCCGCACGTGAACTGGACGAACCCGAGGACCTGCTCCTCCAGTCCGCTGCCCCAACTGGTGTCCTTCGAGTGGATGCCCAGCAAGTGCAGCGGCACGCCGTAGAGGCGGCCGATCTCGGATGCCTGAAACTCCCGGCTTGCCAGGAACTCCGAGTCCTCGTTGCTGAACTGGATCGGCTCGAACTTCGTCCCCCAGCCGAGCACTGCGACCTCGTGGGCGTGCTCAGTCCCGGTGACAAGCTCCTTCCATCTCGCCTTGAGGGCCTCAGCCTGGTCCTTCGTGACCTCCGCCTCGGTCTGCAGGACCCCGGAGATCGTGGCTCCCTGCGCCCAGTAGCGAGCCGAGAACTCCTCCATCGCCAGGCCGCTGCCGACTGCCTGCCTCGCCACGCCGATGGGGCTCAGTCCGCGGATGCCGTCGAAGCCGAGGCCGGGGATGTGGAGGAGGTCGTAGGGCGTGAGGATCTTCTCCTCGCCGTTGTCGAGGCGGACCCGGAAGCGCTTGCCCTGCGGATTGAACTCGGTCGGGACGACCTTCTCCGGGGCGACCCGCAACGGCGGGATGGGGTCGAGGAAGACCGGAGCTCCGCCACCATCCCGCTCGATCGCCAGGTACGCGTTGCCGTTGGAGAGCAGATGGCAGACGACGAGCTCCCACAGCTCGAAGTCGGGTAGGTCCCGGTGGGGCGCCTCGATGAGGGAGGATCGGACCGGCTCGCGCGGGTCGCCCCGGAACGGCCGCAGGGGCATCTGGGCGATGGTGCCCGCGATGAGCGAGATGCACCGGTAGACCGGGATGAAGTTGACCGCCGAGGATTCGCTGACCGCCTTGCCGGCGTAGACCGTGGGGCCGCCGAGGACCTTGATGATTTCGGGGGCGGAGAGGGGAATCGCCGGCGACTCAAGGGACCGGGTCTCCACAGGTGCCGGGGCCGCAGGAGAAGCTCGCTTGGCCAGCCGAGCAGCCTCGAAGAGGGAGAGATCCACCTGGATATCTTACAGATTCTCCCAACTTCTCCCAGGTTCTACCAGACCTGGGCGAGCTTGCGAGACTCCCGCCGCAGCACCGAGCGATGGTGGGCGATGACCGCGGCGATGGCGGCGTCGATCTTGCTCGGGGAGTCCTTGTCCACCTTGGTGATGAAATCGCCGAAGGGCGAGGCGCGTGTGATGGCGTTGCACACGTGCCGGGCGAGCCGCTCGTCGCCATCGTGGGACAGGCGGGCCTCGTGTACCGCACCGGCGAACGCCACGCAGGCAGGCGCCATCCGCTGGCGCGTGGGCGGGAACTCCAGCACCCGGTGCTCCCCGTAGCGCGTGCCCCACTCCGCCAGCTCGCGCTCCCAGTAGGACGGATCACAGGCGAACTCGACGACGTCGTAGGTGGCGAACATCTCGGCCACCCGGTCCTCGACCTCCTGCCGGGGGATGCGGAACTGGGCGGGGCCGGGCGGCTTCTCCCAGAGGCCGATCACGAACAGGTGGGCGTCCTCGGTACAGCCCAGGATGGCCGTCGAATCTCTGCTCCAGGACCCATCGAAGGCAGCCGTAATCCGCTCCCCCGGGTCGACGAGCCGGGTGGGGGCGGCGAGGGCGTCCCATTGCGCCCGGTGGATCCACTGGGACTCCCCCTTCGTCCACTGCCCGAGGTGCTCTCTTCGGAAGGATTCCTCGCTGGAGGCGTTGGCCAGAGCCACCCGGAGGTCGTCGACGGCCAGGCCGTGGCCCATGGACGGGTTGGCCTGCCTCCATGCCCGCCGATCCGTGAGCTTGCAGTCGGGGTCGGCCGGCTCGTGGATCTGGGCGTAGAAGCGGTCCCGGTCCCCCGCCTTGGCCCGGCGGTAGAGGCCGTAGGCCGGGCCGTTCATGTCGAAGCCGGGGGTGGTGAGCGCCAGCATGCACCCCTCGGGGTCCGAGAGGATCGTCGGCCAGAGCGTGGACTCCCACAGGCTGGGGTCCGGGGTGAACGCAAGCTCGTCGGCGATCACGAGATGGGCCGAGATCCCTCGCACCTGCCGACCGCCGCCCCCCATCGCCCCGGCAGGGGAGCTGGCGAAGACCTGTAGGCGCGTCCCGGCGGCGTCGTAGACGAGGCGGTTGGCGTACTCACCCAGGCAGGCTTCGAGGTCCGGGGTGTGGCGGACGACCTCGTGGGCCTTGGCGAACAACTCCCCCGCCTGCCGCTCCGAGTTGGCCAGGATGGCCACGACCGGGTTCTTGGCGTTGTCGGCGACGAGCGCGTAGAGGCCGATCAGGGCGGCGACGTGGGACTTCCCTTGCTGCCGGGCGACCTGGAGGTACGCCAGCCGGGGCCGGGGGCGGTGGTAGAGCCCCGTGATGAAGCGCCTCTGCCAGGGCCGCAGCGTGATGGGTCCGTCCCGGTCCTGCAGCTGCTGCAGGAAGGCGAACACCCTGCGAGGGCCGTCACGGGGCAGCGTCTCCAGCCCCGTGAAGGGGCAGGAGGGGATCTCACCGCGGGGGCCGGGCCTCACGCGGAACTTTGCGGGTCGCGAATCGAG